CTCCCGTGTAATAGGAGCGCCGTACCGACCAGATCCACTAGTGTCCTAGCCCTGATATTTTGTTAAATCCTCAGGAAGGGATACCCTTAAAGTTTAGATCACATCTGATCTAAACCTAGGTGGGGTTGAGACGGAGTATCTGTAGATAACAGGTCCGCCTCTGCTACTGACGACTGAGTCACGCAAATCTTGCGGACTCCTTCGACTTATCTATTCGCCTAACCTCTTCAAAGAAGTTGAAAGACTTCAGTGAAGACATTAGGGGAGCGACCACTCTCTCGGAAGAGAAAGGATCGAACATATTAGGGGTATAACTACCCGCTGATATCTTATCCCGGATATACTTCATAACTCCTTCCATCCAACCTTCGTTATAAAAACCGAAGTGGATTAAAGGACCATTGAAGAAATATCTTCGAATAGGTACATCCAGAACCAGCTCTAAGAACTCGGCGTTAGCCTGTTCTAAGATTTCCTGGTAAAAGGGTGAAGGTCCATCAACAGACCCTCAATTCTCATCCTCCCGAAGAAGCTCTAAACGAACTAAAGAATCATGAAACTTATTAACCGAAAGGGTATAAGCTTCATACTTTAGTTTATGTAAAGCATCATCGATAGATGAAAGTAGAGAGTCCATTGAGACCGAAGTTAGCGAGTTAGTCAGCTTCATAGAAGATGATAACCCACTTCGGGTTGGTATAAAACCAAATGGACCCTTCACCACCCACAGGATTTGTTCTAAAGCAGTGACCCTAATAGTAGGGACTGCCTTGAACAATTCGGTGACCTTATCTTCGTCTATTAATACACCCTTAAGCAACATATCGAGAAGAATAGAAGGAATTCCATTCAAACTGATAAGCGCTAAAAGTATATTCTTAGGCCCGATAGGGGTAACCTCTCCTGTGACCGTTATAAGTCTCTTTGCGAATTCGAAACTACTTGGGGAAACGAGGGATTTATGTAGATTGATCTCTACACCTAGTCACTCGGTAACCAAAGTATGATAAGAAGCCGCAACGAGGTCGTTGGCTATCACTACATCATCACCTAATACTGCATAATGAGTAAAGTCGGAAAGACCTACTCGTCGTGCGGCTATTCGGATGATATAATGGTGTGTCAACGCTAACATAGCCCAAGAGCTAAGTGCTCCCATGGGTTGACCGACAGAGTACCGATAAGATTCCTTATTCCGAGGAAGATATCAGTCTCTATCAGTCAACAGCTTACGCCATAGGCTAGCTATTTCAGTTCCAACATAATATCCAAGGATATCTTGTTGTAAATGAATAGGTAACCTATCCGTAGCAGCGCTTAGATCATAGCTATGAAACTTATGACCTACAATTACACCCTCATCATATAATTTTCGAAGCCTATCCAATGGGGCACCTTGATTAAAGGTACCGTCCATTGGGAGCTTCTTAAGTATAGAGAAAATGTAACTATGCAAAGGCTTCATTACAGACTGAGTTATCACGTCAGTTATAGCGAAGACCCGTGCCTTACCGGCCGGCTCCTCCTTTACCGAAAGTTTCCCTAACTGAAGCGGCTTAACTTGAACTACAGGTGTAGCTTTCCGGTAAGCAATCTCAGCATTTAGGAGCTTTAAGAAAGAAGAGTCCGGCCCATCTACTAAGGCGACAAACCGTAGTAGATCAGGTAACAAAGGGGAACTTATCCATACTGTAATATCAGAAAAGACATTAAGTATAGATGGGTTCCCATTTGGACCGGCTGTGGTTATCTTAAGGAGTTTCATAGTACCACCAAATTCTAGCTTTGGATTCGGGAAAGAGCGGAAAACTCTTCCTATTTCCAGACTAGGGATACTAGTATAAATCCCTTTAAAAGGATCTGTAATAGTACCCAGCTTTAGAACTGATGGTATTTTTAAAACCCTAAAGATAACAAGGAAAGCTAGGCACCTTCGTATTACCTCCCGATCCCCTGCCTTAATTAAAAGGCGCAAGGACCCAGGTATAATAGAAGG